AAGTGCCTTGGGATTGGTCAGCATGCGACATACCTGCAATATGGTCCATAGGTGGTGCAGGTGGTAGCGGTGGTAGTGGTGTTGGCTATGGTGTATTGCTACAAACAAATAGTGTTGACAACACGGTGCAAAACATATTGAACTTAGTTGACGGCACTGGCATAAACATAACTGACAACGGCAATGGATCGGTAACGATTGAGGCAACGGGTGGCGGTGGTGGTGAATTTGTAAGTACCGCTTACAACACTGACCACACAACTGCATTCGGCAATCAGTATTTAGTTGGTGATCGTGTTTGGTATAACGGCAACGTGTATAGAGCAATCGCAAACAACGATGCACTGCTACCAACGAACACTGCTTACTGGACACTTGTTGCTGCAGGTTACAGGTTGCGTCAAACACCAGTTGACTACAATGCAACTACAGGTGATAATCAAATACTAAACAAGCCTACGATTCCAACCGAGTTAAATGACTTGAATGATGTGCAATATAGCAGCCCACAACAAGACGATGTGTTGCTGTTTGATTCTCCAAGTAATGAATTTATCAATGGTCAATTAGGTGCAGTTGCTTATTCAAATGACTACAACGACTTATCTAACTTACCAAGTGTAGGCAGTGGCACAGTTACATCCGTTGCACTTACAACACCTGCAGCATTCAGTGTAACGGGTTCACCAATTACCACATCAGGCACACTTGCAATTACAGGGGCAGGCATAGCAGCACAGTATGTAGATGGAACAGGTGCATTGCAAACATTCCCAACCATACCAACAGCACTGCCACCAAATGGTGCGGCAGGTGGTGACTTATCAGGCACGTACCCATCACCAACTGTGCATAGAATACATGGAATAGACATGCAAAGCGGTACACCAACAGCCAACGATGTTTGGTTGTATGGTGGTTCACCTGCTAAGTGGCAACACCAAGCAGTTAAGACAGTTAATAGCACCTCGATATTTGGCAGTGGTGATATACCAACAGGCACAGTCACATCAGTTGCTGCATTGACATTAGGCACAAGTGGTAGTGACTTGGCAAGTAGTGTTGCTAATGGCACAACTACACCAGTCATCACACTAAATGTACCAACAGCAAGTGCTGCAAATCGTGGTGCATTAAGTGCTGCAGATTGGTCTACGTTTAATGGTAAGCAAGCAAGCATCGGATTGACTACGGTAGGTACAAGCATTGCAACACTTGCGAATCCAAGTGCTATCAGATATTTGCGTATCAATGCGGATAACACAGCAACGGCAATATCACTTGCGACATTAAAAACTGAGTTAGGATTAGGTAGTGCTGTAGTGTCAACTGACCAAGCAACTGTAGCAGGCGGTACTTATACAAACGTGACTGCGTTGACCTTTGCGATGACAGCAGGCAAGACTTACAAGTGGCGTGCAACTATATGGATAACGTCAACTACTACGGCTAACTTTTCAACCAATGGACCGGCAGGCACAACCATTTACCGATTCACGATGGGCGCAGGAGGAACTACAAACATAGTTAATAACGGCAACGTAAATAATACAGGTGTTGTATCTGCGATTGGCACAAACAGAATTGTGAGTGCGGATGGTATTTATGTAGCAACTGCATCGGGCACATTCAACGTGGCAATGATTAGTCTATCAGCGGGTGGTGTAGTTGTGAAGGCAGGTAGCATAATTGAATATGAAGAAGTGTTGTAATGGCAGATGCATTTGAGGACATACTAAACGAATACGCAGTAGCTGTAATTGAGCGTGCGCAGTCCAACCTACGCATCACACGAAGGGTGCGTGGTAAGGTAGTCAATCGTAATGCATCAGGTCACTTAGCAAAGTCACTTTACTACAAGTTAAAGTTTAGATACAACAAGCCAACACTTGACTTTACTGTGTCAAATGATCAGGCAGGTAAGTATGCAGATGTTATTGAGTTTGGACGCAAGCCTTATCCCGGTCAACCAAATAAAAGACCACCAGTTGCAGCCATTGAAGCATGGATAAAAGTGAAGCGATTGAAGCTGCGAAATAATCAAGGGCAATTTATAAAAACTACAGACGATAGCATTAGAGCAGCAGCGTTACGCATAGCAGTTAGCATAGGTGAGCGTGGCATTGAAGGCATCAACTACTACCAAGAAGCGGTAGATGATACGTGGGAGGAGTACAAAGACAAGTTGATTGAAGGTTACGTTAAGGGCATTGAACAAAGATTTTTATTAAATAAAAGATAATGGCAATTACAATAAATGACCAACCATATACATGGGCATTGCGTGGGCAAAAGCTAATGATTGTTGCAATAAGTGATGAGGTTGGCAATGTAGGTTTTAAGTATGGCGTGCAAGTAATACTAAATGGTGTGCCGTATCAATTCTATTTAAGTGCTGCACCCGATGATAGGTTGTACTTTGATATGAATCCATTGCTTGACACGATGCGCAATAGTGAGCCACAAAACTTTCACTTCGCAACCGATAATACGCAGCAAGATATAAGTGGTATCACACTAACATTTACACTTACCGAATGGTGGATTGTTGCAGGTGTGCTGCAAGAAAATGCAGGCAGTGAAGAGAGCGGCAATAACGCATTAGCCGTTAATGGATACTTCCAAGTGATAGATGGCTACAAGCCTAACGTGCAAACGGGTGGTGCTGCCGTAAAGCAAGCACTTACAAATACTTCATCGTATGCAATGAGTGATCGCAACAACAACACTTCACCTTTTTATCTTAGTCAAACTTGGGGATTTGGCACAGCTACAAATGGCATTTGGATACCTGTGCTTGAACAAGACTACGGTGTGCTATCCATACCGGGCAATGACACCTATCTAACCAACAATGTAGTTGATCGATATACCATAACCATATTTAGCAGCACGGGTGTACCAACACAAGAAACAATTATGTTGAGTGGATTTGATATTGAGAATTTACCAGTGTATCCTGCTAACTTAAATGACTGGACAGGACTAACAGTGAAGCCTTCGTTGTTTGCTAACTGGAGATGCTACACAGTTGCCGTATTGAATAGTGTTAATGGCAAAAGTGAAACATATATCTTTTACAACACGCATGATTACGGGCAGGCAGATTGCAACTTTGATAACATCAGACTTGGATGGGTGAATAGTCGTGGTGGTTGGGATTATTTCAACTTCACAAAGAAGTCAGAAATTACAAATGAGATTGAGCGCAAGACATTCCGCAAGGTGTTGTTTAATGGTGGTGCTTCCATATTCACGGCAAATGATAGGACGCTAACACAACGCCAGAACTTAGTGCAACAAGTGCTAACCGTTACAAGTGATTATATAACAGAAGGCGAATTTATTTTACTGCGATCATTGCTTGCATCAAACCAAGTTACATGGCTAACAGAATACGATGGCAAGTTCATTGAGATACCTGTAAACATAGACGATACAAGCTATGTAGAAAAGCGGTCAAGTGATGGCAAGCTATACAACGTAACTTTAAGAGTTCGCATGTCAAATCAATACAACACATAAAATGAACGGAGAAGTACAACTAATAGTAACGCTACCAAGTACTGCACCAAGTGGTGTGGTGTTGGCTCAGGAATCAGGTGTAATAGATACAAACCAAAATCCGCAGGCAGTGTTTAGTTATCCTAATGACATGAGTGCCTACGTTGGCGGTTATGTGCAGATGCAAAGTGCAACCTATGGTGACTTAGGTACTTTTTTTATTAGCGCAGTTACCTTAGATAATCCTGCCTTCGCATACATCAGTGCTACAAGCACACAGTTGTTTAGTGATGCACCTTGGAACTTTCCAAATACCGATTTGCCAAACTTTAATTACATGGCAGCAGTGCCATCCACGACTGAAAAGTATTTAGATTTATTCGAGAACGAAAGCATCTCACAAAACTGGAAGTTTCAAGACCTAAACACATTTACGGCACAAGGCGCATTCAGTCGTGAGTTCAGAATACCATTCAGCCCAACAAACCAACTTGCACTCGGTGCATTGTTTGATGTCAATGTAGATGCAGGTGCATCAAATTACTTTCACTACAAGTTACCTGCTGAAATACGTGTAGACACTTTGCCTATTGCTACTGGCTACATACGTGTGCGCAAGATATACAAGCAACTAAACCGCATTAATGAAGTTGAGGTTGCTTTCTATGCTGAGACACCCGACCTTGTACGGAACATCGGTGAAAAGAAACTAAAGGACATCACTGATTTGCCTTCACTAAATGAAGTCATCAACTATGACAACGTAACTGATCCAACAAACGAACGTATTTGGACACTGCTTGAACGTGGTGAGTTGTGGAGTGAAACAAATGAATTGAATACACGCAGCTTGTTTGACTTTGACAATCCAGTGTACCCATCGGACCTAACACCTGCCGTGCGTTATGACTATTTGTTTGAGCAAATAATAAAAGACGCAGGCTTTGAACTTGTGGCAGGTACGCTGCTAAATATCCTCTCAACTTATCACATGCCTTGGTTAAATAGCAAGACCAATGTAGCGAGTGATTCATTCAATGCGTATTTCTTTCGTGTGTACAACAATGCAACGGCAGCTTTGGCAATGAGTGCAACGCAAATCAATTTAGACGTTGAGATTTTTGACAACAATGGTGACTACAACACGGGCACTGCATCATACACCACACCAGCGGATGGCTTTTACACTTTTAGATTCCGCAATAAGTTTGAGGTTGCAGACAATGGCTTCAATAATGTATCTTACTTTTTAGATATTGATGGTGTACTCATCTTCCTGCAAAATTTCAATGTGTTCGATAATCAAATCATAGACGGCACATATCGCGTAGGCATAAATGCAGCGAGCGTTGTGCAGTTAAAGATGAAGAGAAACAACCTAACGCCTACGGTCACTTTGGTTGCAGGTGATGGTACGTTTGAGACTTCAATTTTTGAATTAGTGCTAACCGACTTGCACTATGGGCAAACTATATTCTATGACTTGAATGCGCCCGATGTGAAGCAAATTGATTTTGTGACCGATATAATCAAGATGCACAACTGCGTTGTTGTTGCAGATAGGGCAATCGCAAATAAGATATACATAGTGCCTCAAAATAGTTACTTAGGTAGTGGCAATGTGTTGGACTGGACAAGCAAGCTTGACATTTCAAAAGATGTGACTATAAGTAGTGGTGTTGACTTGCAAAAATCAAAGTTTCAATTCACCTATACAGCAGGAACAGACATCATAAGCAAGCAATATGTGAACGTGAAGCGTGTGTATGGTGACTACGAGCAGATAGGCTACACGGTCAATCCTGATACAGCACCAAGTGACTTTGCAATGGGCGAACAGAAGGTGCAACTTACAATGCAATCCACACCATGTGGCGTTGTTAATGGTAGCACTGTCATCATTCCGATGTTTATCAATGAGCAGTTGGAATTTGTTGCACCGGGCATGCGTTGTTTATTTCATGCAGGGGATATCAATATCGAATTGCTAAACGACAACACAAGTTTGGGAGTTATTACTACCGTGCCAGTGCTAAAT